TACCGTAAGTACCTTGCGTAGACTACCAAGCTTAGATAAACATTAGAGTAATGGATTATACCTTGGTATTACTATAGTATATATACTTATACCGCCTGGCGGCTAGTAATGAAATTATACACCCAATCTACACTTGTGTCAATACCTTTAAGCATATTCTTAAAATAATTCATAAATAAGTAAATAAAGTGTTGACATATATATCACACCCATGTTATACTACACAAATTATAAGTAGTTTAACTAACTGAAGAGTGTAACCAGACATGATGTTCCAGTACGAAAACTTTAAAGGCTCTAACGGCAAGACAAAGACAAAGAGTTTATTCTATGAGTTATGTTACTCAGATACAGAAGATGCTGTGTTTACACTTAAAGATAGAGACCTAGAAGCTCACGGTAAGATGTACTTGTCATTACAGAAGTTATACTTACAGATGGCTCCAGCTGACCCAACAGAATACGAGTTTGCTCAGACAGTCTTTGGTTCTTGGGATGTATGGCAGAACGTGTCAAATGCATCAGGCGTTAAGCCTCACATATCCAGATGGAGAAAAGAGGTAGAGGTTAAGGTTAAGTCAGAAGCTATCAAAGCTATAGCTGAAGAGATGAAGTCTAACGGAAGAAGTTCCTTTAGTGCAGCCAAGCTCCTATTGGACAAGGGTTGGTTAGACAAAGACACAGCTTCAGTAGCTAAAGGTAAACTTAAAGCTAAAGAAGTAGAAGACGAAAACAAAGCAGCACTAAATCTTCTTAATGAAGATGCTGAACGATTAGGCTTAACAAGAGCTAACTAAAACAATCCACCACTGGTAAAGGATTATACACCATGGCTAAGAAACCTGATATAACTACTATAGCTTCAGGCTATTACAGTAGACAAGCACTCAATACAAACTTCGATAACCTGCAAGATGGTTTTGATAACACACTGTCATTAGATGGGAGTACCCCTAATTCTATGGGTGCTGACTTTGATTTAAACAACAACGATCTTTTGAATGGTCGTGATGTTGCAGTTCAGTCATTAACTATTGCAGGTCAAATTGTAAACCCTACAGGTGTAACAGCTTCTGGGGCTTCTGTTGTTACAGATCAGTTTACAGGTAATGGAAGTACAACGACCTTTACCCTTTCTTATGCACCTCAGATCAAAGATCATACAGGTGTTTACATTGATGGTGTCTACCAGAATAAAGCAGGCTATAATGTAACAACAACAGCACTTACATTTGATACAGCACCACCTTTGAACTCAGCTATTGAAGTTCAAGTATTCCGTAGTATGTTAACAGGCACAACACCTGCAACTAACGTATCTTACAACCAAGGTGGTACAGGTGCTGTTGACAGAACAGCCCAGGTTAAACTGCAAGAGTCTGTATCAGTCAAAGACTTCGGTGCTGTCGGTGATGGCGTGACGGATGACACTGCGGCTATTCAGGCTGCTTTGGATGCGGTGTCTGGAGGCACTGTGTTTTTCCCATTTGGGACATACTATATAACTGGAACCGTTAATGTAGATAGTAACTGTATATTGGACTTTAATCAGTCCCAAATAAACACTAATTATAATGAAATTTTATTTTCACTAATTGGTGCTAATGGTGCAAGAAAAGAAAATGTAGTTTTTAGAAATGGTAGGTTTACCGCAACAACGATTGGAACAGGTGGTCAGCAAGCTATTCAGGCAATGTGGGCTAACAACGTATTTGTTCAAAATTGTGAGTTCACAGATTTTGGTGGGGTTGCTGTTAAGTTTAATGGCGGTAATAGCAATGTTGAAGTATCGCACTGCAAAGCAACAGACATAGGTGTTATTAGCTTTTATGCAGAGGGCGATGGAACAACATCCAACAAAGGCTGCTACAATGTAAGGTTCTTATACAATACTGTTGTTGGTTTTGATTATGGTATCGAAGCAAAACAAAGTTCTTACGTTAAGATTATTGGCAATACATTGACCAATGGTGTTGCTGGCTCAACAAAATATGCAATCTTAGTCACACGAGATTATTCAAGTGGAAATGAGATTGTCCCTCGCAACATTATCATTACAGAAAACTCTGTTGATAGTTGTGCCAATTTTGGTATTTACACTACAACATCTGCTGATGTAATTGTTTCTAATAATAGAGTTAAAGATGCTGGCGGGCAGGGAATTGTAGTTTCTGGGGCGCAGCTAACTGTTGAAAACAACCAAGTTCAAGCATCAGGTGGTGCTGGTCTTTCTGTTAATTACTCAGATGTAACATTAGGTTCTCTTGGCATTACTGATGATGGATATGATGCAGCTTATGCAACTGTATCTGTAAATAAAGTAAATGAGTGTGGCAGTATTTCATTTAACTTTAATGACTTAGATTATTCAGTAGTATCTGCAAACTTGGCAACGCATCAAACTGCTGCTAATTATGCTTACAAATTTACTGGAAGTGTTGACAGCCAAGTCATAGCAAATAACGCCTATGGCGGATCGTTTACATTTGGGTATAGACTTGAAAACACATCCACAGATTTGACGTTTATCAGCAACGAAAGCACTGGATATGCAAATGGCAACATTTCTATGCCAAGTGATCACGTTGGATATTATAAAACAAATGAACAAAATTTCATTCAAGTTCAACCACGAGTGCAAACAACTAACGCATCTGCAACAGCCTTGTTTACCTACACACTAGGAGCAAACCAACTTTATTCTATCGATGCTACAGTATTCGTAAGAAGCAACAGCTATCGTGGATGGTATAAAGTTGCTGCTTGCGTTTATCGAACATCTGGTTCAGCCACAATACAAGGTTCTGTTGTCAGTATTGGCAGTGCAGAAAATGATGCTGGGCTTGATGCAACTATAGCTGTCAGTGGGAACGATGTTAAAATCCAAGTAACTGGCATTGCAGCAACAACTCTTGATTGGACAGGCTTTGTTCAAATTCAGAAATCTTCACAGTAGGAGGTCATTATGACAATCAAACAACAAGGCGGCATCTTTGGGCGAAACCCTACGTTCAATGATGTAACTGTTGACGGGACACTAACGACATCTGGCGCAGTTAATGTTTCAGGTGATGCAGCTTTCAACACAGACACTCTTTATGTTGATACAGCAAATGACCGTGTGGGAGTTCGAACTTCAACACCTGACACTTCGTTTGAGGTTGTTGGTGAGGCTACTTTTGGAAGTGGCACCTATGGCGTTAAACTTACTTACAGTGGTGGAAATCAATCAGGAATTATTGATACAGCAGATAGTGCTAATAACTTAGAGTTTCGAGTTCAAAACTCAAAGAAGCTAGTTATCAATAGTTCTGGCAATCTAGTTGTAAACTCTGGCTCAGGCATCGACTTCTCTGCCACCTCTGGCACTGGCACAAGTGAACTGTTCGATGACTATGAAGAGGGGACGTGGACTCCTACAAACGATTCAATGACTGTTAATTCAGGAACTTTTGCAGCAACTGGTACTTATGTAAAAATTGGAAAACTAGTTTTTATTGATGTACTTCAAACCTCTGGCACAGTAAGTGCATCTAGTGGAGCAGGTATGATTTCTGGATTTCCTTTTGCCCCTGCTAGGTCATCTACTGTAAGTTATAGTAATAGTGCTGGGACATTAGCAGGTGGAGGACTCACAGAAACAAATTCTAAATTTTACGGAGCAACAGCTTTCAGCAGTCAAACTGCTTTAAGATTTACTTCAGTTTACACAACGTAAGGAAAAATTAATGGCACTAACTAAAGCAAGCTATTCAATGATCGAAGGGTCTTTTTTAAATATCTTAGATTTTGGTGCAAGTCCTGATGCGTCTGATGTTGTAAATGGAGCTGCAATTCAGGCTGCACTGGATTCTTTAAAAAATGTTGGAGGAACCATATTAATTCCAGCAGCAACTTTTTCAGTCACAAGTATATCCGTTAACGATAATTCATACTCTGGTATTAAAATTTTAGGAATGTCTTCTCAGCTCTCAACATTAAATTTTACGAGTACTGGCACTTCTATAACAATGGGAGCTTTATCACCAAACTTCTTGCAAAACTTTACATTTGAAAATTTAGTAATAAATTCACCTAACAGCAATATAATGTTTGCAATGGAAAGATGCGATCAATGCTCGTTTAGGAAAGTAAGAATTACTCAAACTGGTAACACTGGTTCTTCTAGTAAAGGTTTTTTCCTTACTAGATGTATGGCTACTTTCTTTGAAGAAGTTAGCTACGGTGGAGCAACAAATGCGGAAACTGGTTTCATAGTTACTGAAGATAGTGATGCAACAACATTTCTCCACTGCTACATGAAAGGTGGTTCTGGTTGTGTCAATACGGTTGTCTTGACAGGAGGTACAACAAGTATTGCTCACATAAATACAAGTATTCAAGACTGTATTCTTGGAGGCGGTACAAATGCAACATTGCTGGTAGGAAGTGACTCTAATACACAATGTGTAAATATAATTAACAATTACTTTGAGACAGGAGCTAACAATGGGATTGTACTTGGTAATGCTTCAGGTGTTTTCGAGGCACAAGAAATAACTATTGAGGGTAATTATTTTTATGACTACGGAAACGATGCTATTGTTTTCTCAGCATCTACAAATGTTTCTGTTTGTAGAAATAAATTTGTACTGATTACAGGCTATGACATTTCAGTTAATCCTAGTGATGCAACTAAAAATAAAGAAATAATTATTCAGCAAAACTCTCTAACAAAAAACATTGAAATCAATGCTGCTCAGAGAAATATACGTTGGCAAAATGACGATGAAACAATTCGAGATACCTTTAGCATCTATACAGTTTCAGGCAGCTGGACTCCAGGAACTATAGCAGCTGGTGGTTTTTCTTCTGTAAATATTACTGTTGCTGGTGCAGTTTTAGGATGGATAGCTCAAGCATCTTTTAGTTTAGGAATAGGCTCTCTGACTATATCTGCGGCAATGACAGCCGATACTGTCTGCACAGTTGTTCTTGCAAACAATACTGGAAGTCCTGTCACATTAGGGGCTGGTACAGCTAGAGTAAATATAATTCCAACATAATGCGCCTAGTGCGTGGACAGTCCCATAAGCCAAGGAGATAAAAATGGCACTAAATAAAACAACACTTAACGATAAAATCGAAGTTATTAACAACGGTAATTGGTTATCAGTACAGGTTCGTACTGCAACTATTATTGATGAAGATGGGGTTGAGTTATCACGTAACTTCCATCGTCATATAGTAATGCCTGATGCTGATCTTTCAGTAGAGGATGCTGATGTTGTTGCTATCTGTACCCCAGTATTTACAGATGTGATTAAAGCTGCTTATGCTACACATCTAGCAGAGGGAGAGTAATCATGGTTGCTGTAACAGAAACAATCGGCGGTAACGCAAGCACTGCCTCTTTACAGGTAGTAGGACACTTTAACCTTTCTATTTCTGGTACATGGTCTGCTACGGTTACTATGCAACGTAGCTGGGATAATACTAATTGGTTTGATGTAGATACCTTTACGTCTAACTACGAAGGCGTAGGTATGGATGCTGAAGAAGTTTATTATCGTGCTACTGTAAGTGGGTATGCATCAGGTAGTGTTGTCATCCGCATTTCAGACAACCGTGACTTTAATTCTAAATCTGTATTTGTACAATAAATAGTTTGACAACCGTAACATAACCGTGGTACAATGGCAACAATAGATCAAATCAAACAAGCTGCTGAGAATGACTTAGTGACTTTCATTAAGTTAGTAGCTCCTGAACAAGTCCTTGGGCAATGCCATGAGGACGTATGTAATTGGTGGGGTAATGTAAATGCTAAGTCTCACCAGCTTCTTTTGTTTCCTCGTGATCACGGTAAGTCTCGTTTAGTTGCTTACAGAGTTGCCTGGGAATTAACCAAAGACCCAACCCTTCGTATCCTGTACATATCAGCTACAGCTAACTTAGCAGAGAAACAACTAGGGTTTATTAAAAGCATTCTAACCTCAGAAATATATAGTAGGTACTGGCCTGACCATGTACATCCTGAAGACGGTAAGAGAACAAGGTGGACTAACTCCGAGATTATGTTAGACCATCCTTTAAGGAAAGCAGAGAAAGTACGTGACCCGTCTGTGTTCACTGGTGGTCTTACTACTTCTCTTACAGGGATGCACTGCGATATTGCTGTACTCGATGACATAGTAGTATACGAGAATGCTTACACTGGTGAGGGTCGTAACAAAGTAAAAAGCCAATACTCTTTATTGTCATCCATTGAGGGAGCAGATGCTAGAGAATGGGTAGTAGGTACACGTTACCATCCTGTAGATCTTTACAACGATCTTCTACAAATGGAAGAAGACTTGTATGATGACGAAGGGAATAAGATAGGCGAAGAAAACATCTATGAAATCTTTGAACGTCCTGTAGAGGATAGAGGAGATGGAACAGGTGAAATGTTATGGCCTCGTAGTCAACGTAGAGATGGCAAGTGGTTTGGTTTCGACATTAAGGTACTAGCTAAGAAACGTGGGCAGTACTTAGACAAAGGACAGTTCAGAGCACAGTACTACAACGATCCGTCAGACCCTGACAATGTACCAATAGAAAGCAGTAGGTTTCAGTACTACGAACGTAAGTTACTTAAAGAAGAAAATGGTCACTGGTTTTATAAAGATGCTAAGTTAAACGTATTTGCAGCAGTTGACTTTGCTTTTAGTTTATCTAAGAAATCTGACTACACAGCCATTGTTGTTGTAGGTGTTGACTCAGATAATAATGTTTACGTACTTGACATAGATCGTTTTCGTACAGACAGAATTACAGAATACTTTGAGCACATACTACAGTTGTCAACTAAGTGGTCATTTCGTAAACTAAGGGCTGAGGTTACAGTAGCTCAACAAGCAATCGTTAAACAACTTAAAGAACTTATCAAACAACACGGACTTGCTATTAGTGTAGACGAGTTCAGACCTAACAAATACCAAGGTAATAAAGAAGAACGTATCTCAGCTACTTTAGAACCTCGTTATGACAACCTACAGATATGGCACTACCGTGGTGGTAACATACAAACTTTAGAAGAAGAACTTCAATCAAGAAACCCACCGCACGACGATATTAAAGATGCCCTTGCTTCAGCTATAGACATTGCTGTTAAACCTTTCAAGAGTGTACGTAGAGATAAGAGTGCTAATATAGTTTGGGCTAATAATAGATTTAGAGGAGCCTCTTAATGGCTGGTGAAACAATAGAATTAGAATATCTTTTAGGTCCTGACTCAATGGCTGTCGAGGTGT